CACGAAGCCACGTTTTGCTGATTGAGGCTGATGGCGCTGCCCACAATCACCTTGACGCCGAAGAGCTGGCTGAGCATCTCGTTGGTGATGATGCCGCCGGCGTTGGTGAACTTGAAGCGGTCGATGGTGTCGGGGTGATTGCGCAGCACCAGGGCGACCGGATCAGAGATCAGGAGCACCATATCCGCGTCCTGGATGCCAGCCTGGCGCAATACGGACTTGTATTGCTCGATGAGGACCACCGGATGCGAACCGCTGCCCGTTTCCGCCACCGCTGGGTAGTTGTCAAACTGGTTTGCCGCCACCAGGCTCACGCCGTTGGGGTAGTTGGCCGTGCTCGTGAGCAGGCTGGCGATCCGGACCTCGCGGTCAAGATGGATCTGCGCGATGAGCTGCTTGGTGAGAGCCTGCCTGGTGCTGAATCCCAGGCCGAGACCGTAGCTCTCCGACTCGAAAGGCACGAAGCTCTCCAGCGCATGAGACTGCGCCATGTACGGCGCAACCGAGTAGCCGCGCCGCGTGCTGGTGGGCCGGTCGCCCGGAGCGCGGAGCGTTGAGCCAGGCACGCGCCAGTCGTCGCGGTTCCACACCACGTACTGAAAGCTCTGGCGCGCCACAGGAACCTTGGGCGCGAAATAATCTCCCACCAGAGCGTTGTTGGTGAACTCCTTGGCGAAGTTCGAAAGGGCAACATTCAATGCGCCCACCGGCATCAGTCCTGCGAAACCGCCCATAAAACTGCCTCCTGCCGTTGCTTGAACGGCCCTGCCTGAAATCTCTAAACCGTTACGCCTGGCGCGGGCCGTCCAGCCGCGCGCCAGGCAATCAGATCTGCCTTAAGTGAGCGCCGCCCCGCCGATCAGGCCGCGAACGTTCCATACGCCACCAACCGCCTCGACCTCCAAGGCATCGCCCTGGGCGGCAAAGGTGCAGATATGCTTGTTCCCGTTGATCCCGTTCGCGGGAGTGGTGATGGTGTGAGCGTGCGCCGTCTCCGCCGTGATGAAGAGGTTCGCGCCGTCCTGCAGCGCCGTTGGCGCAGGCAGGGTCATTGCCAGCGCGGCCGCGCTTCCGAGGCCATAGCAACCCGTTTGCACGGGAATCGCGCCGGCCACGATGTAATGCGTAACAGCATCTCCCTGGTTATAAGAGGCAGGAGGAGTGACGGTGGCGGTGATGAAATCGCCCACGTTCGGATTGCCATCGAGCGCGATCGCCAGCACCGGTTGCCCCGGTCCAGCGGGAATCGCCTGCCCGGCGGCATTGTTGGTAAGCGCCTGGCCAGGAGTCACAGCGGCGCCGATCTGCACCACGGTCTCACCGCGCTCGATGATCGAAAGCGGCACGGTGGGCGCGGTGGCGCCCTGACCAACCGTTTGATCTTCCTCGATCACGCCGATGCAGCGCTGTCCAGCCGCTGTCGGCAGTGAGCAGTGATTCGCGTCCGAGCCGTTCAGATTGCCGGGAATCACGAACAGCCCGCGCGTGTAGCCGATTACCGCGAGCGCGAGCAGGCTCTCTTTTTCCTGCGGCCCCTTCGGATATTTGTTTTCGACATTGATGTTTGCCATGTGCCCTCCTTGGGGCTATGAAACTTGGTGTTGCCCTCGGGCTTCCGCCTGGCACTATTCCCGAGGTGCCGCATTGTCCATGGGCGTTACTGCGTCGATGTGCCCACCAGGACCGGACCTTTTGATTTCCTAGACTGCGCCGCCAGTAGCGTTACCTGCCACTGTCAGCTCGGGCTGCTCTTCGGCGATTTGCGCCAGCGCCTCGCCAAAAGAGATGTTCTTATCCTTCTGGCGCGCCCTGGCCGCGTCGGTGAGAGGATCGCCGCTGGATGCCTTCCCTTTGCCTGTGTGAGCTGCGCCTTCCACAACGCGGCCGCCGGGCACAATCTTCGGCAGCCCTTCGAGGAAGAGCACCAGGGTTTCCAGCGTGGTGAGCTTCTTCTTCGCGTCGCCCTCGCCGAATTCGACGGTTGCGGTAGACTTGGCCAGTTCTTCGAAGAGCGGGCCGAGGCCCATCTTCTCGAAGGCCGGAATCCACTTGCCCGCGCCCTTCAGGCGATTGACGGCATCCACGGCGCGCTGCTTCACTTCCCCGCCGGCGATGGCCGTTTCGCGCTCGGCAAACTTGGTGGTTTGCGCCTTTAGCTCGCCTTCTAGAGAGGTAATCTTCTCCTGGAGAGGCGCGGCTGCTGCGGTGGCTGCTTCCGTGGCGATGCGTTTGGCGTCGTCCTCGCTGAAAGTTTTGGGTTGCGCGGAGGAGCTGAACATCTCCGCGAAGAAGGTTTTGATACCTTCCTTGATCTGATCGGGAACGGATTTCTCTGCCACTGCTTCCTCCTCGCCGAAGTCCACCTCAATGAACTTCTGGGCGTGATCGTTGAATGCGACATCCTGCAAGCCCTTCACCTCGGGAATGCCGGCGCCCAGCCACGCAAGATGCCGCAAGCCTGTAACCTGGCCGTTTTCGTCGCAATAGAAAGCGGCCGAACGCTTTTTGAATTTCCCCGCTCTGCGCGCTTCCTCGAACTTCGGATCGACCTGCCGCTCTCTGGCTAGCAGCTTGTCGCCGTCAACAGCCAGGGCGTCGATCCAGCCGTAAGCGGGCTGATCGTCGGCGCGGTGTCCGAGTGTCTCCGGGGCTTCGTGGTAAGTGGGATCGTAGTTGCGCACCACGCGGCTCAGGTCAGCGGCGGTGATGACGCCCTTGCCAGCCTTGGAATAATCGCCGGCGCGAAAGATCTCCATCCAGGGGCGCGGGGCTTCGCCGTGCTCGACGCTGGAGAGATAAGTCTTGTGGAAGTTTTCCGTATCGAGATTGTGCTTTTTGGCTTCCGCCTCGATCTTGCGCGCCACAGCGGCCTTTTTAGCTTCAGGCACATTCTTTTCGTGGCCGAACATCTTCAGAGCGGATTCGATGTGATCGTCATCAATGGGCAGATGCCAGGTGGAAATATCCTTTGCATCGCCGACGTAGGCAAACTTTTCCGCTGGGAGCGGTTTGCCATCCACTGTTTTGGTGAGAGCGTCTGCCATGCAACCAACCTACCGGGCCGCGACGCCTGTCCGGTAGATAGCTGAGACGGTTGCGTAACATGGAATGCTTACGCTCCAGATAGAGGGTTGAAGTCGAATTTCGGATCGGCAAGCCGCAGGCGCGTGAGGAGCGGGAGCCGCTCCAAGCCGCCTTCATCGCTGCCCTCTGGCGCATCTTCGGGAAGAACGGGAATCACAGAGCATCTGCAGTTGTAATCCCATGGCGCGTAAATTTGTCTCCAGACCGGATCGATGGCCCGCGCGCAGAAACCATCCAGCGCGGCGTGCGACGGCCGCACGCGCAGATCTCCGGCTGTCCAGTATTGCCAATAAGGCAACGCCTCCATCAACCCCGGCTCCTGCATCTGTTCGAGGCGACCGGCGCCGTAGGCTTTGCCCGCGTTGGTTTGGAAGACAGTGTCTAACTCGAAGGCCGCGAGCTGCTCGACACCAGCGTCGGATGTCAACTTATCGACGGCACGGTGGAAGTCTTCGTGTGTTCCACCTTTGGCCAACGTCTCTGAGAGCGCATCGCGGATCTTCTCTATCAGCCGCTGATCGCTCACACCGGCAACCGTGAAAGCGTCCTTTCGGTATTGGCTTGTCAGTCCGTCGAAGAGATCCTTCGTGACTGGCGTCAGGTTGCGCAGATAGTTCACCGCGCCCGTCGGCGGTATCTCGAAGCTGAAGCCGACATTGAAGGTGTCGGCCTGGGCGTCGTCGTCCGCAAAGTTCCTCAGACGCGAGCTGGTGGCCAGGCGCACGGGCCGATGCAGCTTGACCAGGCCAACCTTGGTGACGTGCAGTCTGCCCAGCAGGTTCGCCGCGGCCAGGTGCCGAGCCAGCAGATCGCCGAGCTTCACCTGCTCTGCGTGTTGGGAGAGCAGCGTCATACCTCAGCTCTCGGAGGCACTACCGTGGAGGCGATCTCGTGCACGCGCCGCGCGAAGATGCCCTTGGCTTCGCCCTGCAACTGTTCGAAGAGCTTGTCGTACTGCGCCATCTGCGCGAGCGTCCGCGCCTCGTCCTGCCGCTCGGCGAATGTCGCGGTCGAGCGATCGGCGATCTTCACCTGGGGAGCCGCTCCGGCCTTTGGCACCAGAATGTCATCCGGGTTTTCGCCATTCTCGCCGGCGGCCAGTGGCACATCGTAGCGGTCGGAGACATAGCCCACGGTGAACTTCTTGCCCATGCTTTGCAGTCCCATGTCAACGCCGAGCCGTTCGTCGAGATCCTCGCCCGCCTTGATTTCGATCTGCCACTTGGGCATGGGCGCGCTGGGACCGTAGTTCCACAGAACGAGGGGACGGACGAGCTGATCGTTGACCACGGACATGACGGCTTTGCATAGCGAGACAGAGCGCGTATCAAAGGTGTCGGCATGAGTTTTGCCCTGGGCCTGCGATCCTTTGCCATCCTCGCTGCCGAAGCTGCCGAACAGCTTGCGCGCGTAGTCGGAGATTTCCTGCTTCCACTTCATGTCGTCCGCTTTGGTCAGCGGATGCCGCGGGTCGAAGCACTCCTGTAGCCCGACGGCATACGTGGTGTCGATGAAGTAAGCGTTGGCGGCCGTCAGCCGCTTCACCGCCGGGAGGTTTTGGGGCCGTCGCGCCAGTTCCACCGCTTCTTTCGAGCACGTCAGGTAGGCGCGTCCGCCCGCCCAGCGCCCGCCCTTCGCCAGACCGCCGTCGCGCGTCTTCATGATCCACTGCTCGTCCCACGACGGCGCATCGCGGTACATGTCCTGGT